AAACATGACACAAGCATTGACACTTTTACTGCTTACAAAAATTACATTAGGAGCAAACCTTGGGCTGCATCTAATTATCTTCGTGACCCATCCAGACAGCCAGATTGGATCCAATAATTAAAGTGTCCACTAGAGGGTATATACCCTCTTTTTTATTGCTATACTATGTTCATAAATAAAAACACTACACCATGCCTTTTGAAGTTAAAATGACCGAAGATCAAATTGTTGATTCTTTGAAAAGTACTTATGGAACTGAATTTACTGCTTTAGATATTCGTGGATTCTGTGCTCTGAATGATATTTCTTATCAAACAGTGACTAAGAAAATACAGAAGTATAAAGTGTCTAAAGGTAAGTGGAATCTTGAAGTTACTACTAAGGTAGTAGAAGATATTGAAAAATCATTCCAAGCACCTTCTGTCAATCCAGTTATTGAACAAAATCTTATTCCTGAAAAGGATGAAACATTTGTCAAATTTGGCCCATTCACTGATCTAAAAAAAGTTATACAAAGTAAACTTTTTTATCCTACTTTTATTACTGGTCTTTCTGGAAATGGGAAGACATTTTCTGTAGAGCAAGCATGTGCTCAACTAGGTAAAGAACTGATCCGTGTAAACATTACTATTGAAACTGATGAAGATGATCTTATTGGTGGGTTCCGTCTTATTGATGGGGCAACTGTTTGGCATAACGGACCTGTCGTGGAAGCACTCGAAAGAGGAGCTATCTTGCTACTCGATGAGGTTGACTTGGCAAGTAACAAGATATTATGCTTACAATCCATACTTGAAGGCAAAGGTGTGTTCCTAAAAAAAATAGGTAGGTATGTCAGACCAAGTTCAGGATTCAATATCATTGCAACTGCTAATACTAAAGGGAAAGGGTCTGACGATGGAAGATTCATTGGTACTAATGTTCTTAATGAGGCTTTCCTTGAACGATTCCCAGTAACTTTTGAGCAGGATTATCCATCACCATCATCAGAACAAAAAATTCTTCTCAATGTTGCTGAAAGTATTGGAGTGCATGATAAAGATTTTTGTAAGAGACTTGTAGATTGGGCTGATATAATTCGTAAGACATTCTATGATGGTGGTGTTGAGGAAATCATTAGTACTCGTCGTTTAGTTCATATTCTTCGTGCGTATAGTATTTTTAGTAATAAAGAAAAAGCAATTCAAGTATGTGTAAATAGGTTTGATGAAGAAACTAAGCAGTCATTTATTGAATTGTATGATAAAGTAGATGCAGAATTTAATCTTAATACTGCTGAAGATAAAATGTATGTGGAGAATGAATGAACATTTGGAAAAATTATAAGGATGTATTGCACGATACTATCACCCTCCGTAATGAGGTTGGTAGTGTCTGGGCACAGTGGGAAGGTAAAGGAACTTATCTAACTGCAAAAACTTACACAAATGAACACATTATTAAATCACGAGAGGTAGAAATCTGGAATGAAAAATCTTGTATCTATAACAACATCATCTATCCTAAGACTGGAAGTAACCTTCCCTGTTTTGGTATGGATCTTATGGGATTTAACGACAAGAAAGTCATTATAGTATTTGACTTTCAACATCCCACAGAAAACTATTTGTTCTCAGTAGAAGGATTACCAATAGGAAAAGGGGATTACCGATTCTTTGAACCAGGTAATCATTTCTCCGAGAACATATACATTCAGTATTGTGCAATGGATGAAGTTGATGAACACTTAGAAATGTTCACAACTTACTTGACTAAGTACAAAAATATGCTAGAATGTGAGAAACCAACTGGTAATGATACTAGTGTTTATAAAGACTTTGATGCTTATATGACTAAACTTGATCCTGTAGGAGGATATCTTACTGGTAAGTTTGGGAAAGAAAAGGCTGAAAGTTTGGTAAACGATTTTTTATTTTGCTATGGTTAATGCATGGAGTTTAGCATACTCAATACTAAATGGAACATTTGATGAAGACTATCCTATTATGACTGATGACAATAGAATCACTCCACAAGAGAGTGATGAATATGATCCAATAGAACCAACTGATGCTCAAGAGCTGGGTAATGGAATTACTATTAGTGGATTACAAGATGGTGTAGCTGTTGCTAATATTTCAATGGGAATGGGAGAAGGTGATTTAGTTCATTCTGATTATTGGTATGATTACACTCGTAATGATCCTGACATGCCAAATCCTTTCATAAATACCGAGGATCAAAAAAAGGAGACTATGGGATCAGACGGACGCTACAAGTATCATGAGGATGAAATCCTTGCAGATATTAAAACATATGTATCAGGAACTTACAATGGTCATTACACAGGAAACAAACATGAGTTTCGTAATGTTCAAACAATAGACTTGATGGCATCTAGAGATCTTGCTTCAGATTTCTGTCAAGCAAACATACTTAAGTATGGTAGTCGCTATGGTAGTAAAGATGGAAAAAATAAGAAGGACTTGATGAAAGTCATACATTATGCTATGCTACTATTACATTTTGATGAACATTACGGTAAACCATCAATGACTAGTGGAAATATTGACCACACAATGCCTTAATAATGAAACTGAAACCTACAACAATGAAGTTATCTGATAACACTTTGACCATTTTGAAAAACTTTGCTGGAATTAATAATTCTATTCTGGTAAAGAAGGGAAATAAACTTCGCACTATTTCTGTTGCTAAGAATATTCTTGCAGAAGCAGATATTAGTCCAGAAGAGTTTCCACGTGATTTTGCAATCTATGACTTAAATCAATTCTTAAATGGATTGAGTTTGCATCAAGATCCTGAGATGGATTTTAGTGAAGCATCTTATTTAACTATTCGTGAAGGAAGAAGAAAGGTTAAGTATTTTTATGCTGATCCTGCGGTAATTATTTCTCCACCTGAAAAGGAAATTACTTTACCATCTGAGGATGTTCATTTCCAATTGGATAGTTCTTCATTAGATAAACTATTGAAAGCTGCAGCAGTATATCAACTTCCTGATTTTTGTGTAGTAGGAAATGCTGGTGTTATTAAATTGGTAGTTCGTGATAAGAAAAATGATACTTCTAATGAATATTCTATTAAAGTAGGTGAGACGGATAAAGAGTTTATTTTTAACTTTAAGGTAGAAAATATTAAAATTATTCCTGGTGCTTATGATGTAGTAGTTTCTTCTAAGTTATTATCTAGATTTACTAATACTAGTTTTGAACTTAAGTATTATATTGCAATTGAACCTGATTCTACATTTGCATAATGAGACTAACACAAGAAGTAATTGAGAAAATTCAATTAGCAATGACTCACACCAAAATGAATGGTGAACCCAACTGGAAAGATGGTGATGAGATTGATGTGTGCCTTGGTGGTACCTTTGCTGGTGATAAGTTTATCTCTATCATTAATAGAACTCGTAGCAATACAACTAAAAAATAAATTATGTGGTACATTATTCTTTGGACGGTCATTACTATGACAATTCTTATCTCTTTAGGAGTATTTAAAAAGTGAGTAACTTTATATGGGTTGAAAAATACAGACCCAAAATAATTGAAGAATGTATCTTACCAGATAACATAAAGAAAACATTTAATGATTTTCTAAATAAAGGAGAAATACCTAATATGTTACTTGCTGGTCCTCCTGGTGTGGGCAAGACCACAGTAGCTAAGGCACTCTGTAACGAATTAGGAGTAGACTTCTATGTCATTAACGGATCCGATGAGGGAAGATTCCTCGACACAGTACGAAACAACGCAAAAAACTTTGCATCTACTGTATCGTTGTCTTCGGAGGCGAAGCACAAGGTCATCATCATTGACGAGGCAGATAACACAACATCGGATGTACAACTCCTACTTAGAGCTTCTATTGAAGAATTCTCAAATAATTGTAGATTCATTTTCACATGCAACTACAAAAACAAAATAATTGAACCTTTGCATTCTAGGTGTGCAGTTATTGATTTTTCTATTACAAAGAAAGATAAACCAGTAATTGCTGCTGCTTTTTTTAAGAGACTTAATGATATTTTAGATACCGAAAGAATTAATTTTGACAAGAAGGTATTAGTAGAATTAATTAATAAACATTTTCCTGATTGGAGAAGAATCTTAAATGAGTGTCAGAGATATTCTGTTGGTGGAGAAATAGATTCTGGTATTCTTGCTGCTTTTTCTGATGTTGCTGTAGATGATCTTATTAAAAACCTTAAAACAAAAAACTTTCCTGAAGTACGTAAGTGGGTCAACAATAATATGGACAATGATACTTCTGTCCTATTTCGTAGGATTTATGATAGTCTTTACGAATCCTTGGTTCCGACTACTATACCTGCTGCTGTTCTTGTTATTGCTAAGTATCAATATCAAATGGCATTCGTCGCAGACCAAGAAATAAATATGCTTGCATGTCTCACTGAGATAATGGTGGAGTGTGAATTTAAATAAAAACAAAATGATTACTAAAGAAAAACAAAAAGCACAAGTCAAGTCTAAATTTTATTATATTTTTTGGGGCCTTGCTACTGCATCAGTATTTGTAGGACAGATCTATGTTGGATCTGGATATCGTCAGATGTCAAGATCTTTTAATCGTATTATGGATACGCTAGTTATTGAAATTGAGGGTTCCCTTGGGGAGCAAAGGAGGTTTTACTAATGAAACAAACAGAAAATTTAGAGCAACTCTTAGAGAGATTTACTAAGAGAATTGCACAGATTAAAGCACAAGAACAAACAGATAAAACATCTGAACAACTTCATTATCTTCGTGGTTGTAAAGAGACTGTAGAATATCTTATGACTGGTAAGTTACCTAATGATGGTAACCATGATGGTATGAAGCATCATAAACCAAGACATGGCGGAGATTTGGATGCTCTATGAGGCCAGAAACTAGAACGGCAATGGAGATGTTGTTCTGTGCAAAATGGAATGTTCCACAGGCAGCAAAACATTGCAATCTAACACGCAAAGAAATGATGATTACTTTTAATGAGTATTGTGCTTTGCATGGGCCAACCTATCTTAAATTTGATAATGCAATTCAATTAAGTCTTAATTATGATAATTCCTGAAGCTGATGCTGAATGGGCTGCCGATGAATTTATTGACTATTTTGAAAACTTTACTTCTATTGAAGATTATCTTCGTTATGTAAAGAGAGAAATAGTTGCTGAAGAAAATCCTTTAACATCATTAAAGGATGAATTTTTTAATGAGGATATTCATCCTAATGAGATGGAGTTTGATATTAAGTTTATTGGCAAACGATTTCAAAGGTCACTTCCACAGGAACATTATGTAAACCTTCTACAAGCAGTTTCGTCACATAACAATGAGAGTAATATACCAGGTAGAGAACTTCGTTGGATGGTCTATGAAAAAAGATCTCAACAGGTATTGGGATTCATTCGTTTTGGTTCTCCTACTATTAATTCTAAACCTAGAAATCTTTGGTTAGGTCATCAACCTAATCTTTCCATTTTTAATCGTCATGCTGTTATGGGATTTGTAATAGTTCCATCACAACCGTTTGGATATAATTATCTTGGTGGAAAACTCTTGGCACTTTTATGTATTTCTCATTTTGCTAGAGAGACTCTCAATGAAGTGTTTGAGAAAGAGATTGGTTTATTTGAGACCACATCACTCTATGGTTCTACTACCTCTGCATCACAGTATGACGGACTTAAACCGTTCATGAGGTATAAAGGTTTAACTGAGAGTAAGTTCCTCCCTCTGCTCCATGCAGATGTGTTTCACAAACTCCATGATCATTTTACCAAACTAAATGGTAATGAACCTCTCACAGAAAACAGAGCATCTTCTAAGAAGATGAAACGTCAGACCAAGATGATTTCTTGGACTAAAAACTCTCTAAAGGAATATGGTAAGACTGAGAAATTAGAGAAGTTTAATGCTGTTATAGATATGGCTTTCGGACTTACTCAAAAGAAAAGATTTTATATTTCTGATTATGGATATGCTAACATTAGAGAAGTGTTACTTGGAGAAGAAGATAAATTAAAGAAAGGTCAGAACTGGGACAAGTTTCATTTAGAGAATATTATTTCTTGGTGGAAGCGTAAAGCAACCAAGAGATATGAGAAACTTAAACAAGAAAATAGATTCAGAGATAAAGTCGAACTCTGGACTGAAGACAACAACATTCAAATTATCAGATGAGTTACGAACCCGAAGAACATGTTAATGATCTCTATGAGGATATGGAGAGACTTAATGCACTCTATGAGGAAATGATGTGGCCTCATGATGTAGATTTGGAATTTAGTGCTGACTATGAAAATAATCGTATTATTATTTCATTAAAGGATGAGAAAGTAAAACGACCTGCTTTATAATAATGATTAATGTATATGATGATTTTTTCAGTGAAGAAATTAGAAATGAAATTTGGAATTTGTTATTAAGACCTAGATGGATTCCTGATGGGGGAAATTCTAATAATTGGTTTTGGCATATGAATGATTTGGAACAAGAATCATATTTTAATGATTATTTGTATAATATCATTTGTGATAAAATAGAAAAAAATTATAAAACTAAAAGAATATATGCTAATGGACAATCTTCAGGTCAAACAGGAAATCCTCATACTGATGATGGTGATTTTACCTTTTTGTATTACCCAAATCCAAAGTGGGAATTAGATTGGAATGGCCATTTAATTTTTTCTGAAGATGGGAAAGAACCTACTAGAATTGTTGGATATAAACCAAATCGTGCTATACTGTTTCCAGCGAAGATAATGCATTATGCTGATGCACCTCATCGGTATTTTACTGGATTTAGAATATCTTTAGCATATAAATTTGTAGAATCAAATGAGAATGAATCTTGAAACTAAATTAGTCTTTGCACTTGAGCATGTAGCTCATTTGGAAGATCTCATAGAAGGTAATGAGTGGGAACAATACTTATCTCAAAATCTTTCTACTATGAAGTATGAGTTTGAACGACAACTTTCTCTTGAGCAAGATAGAAAAAATAAAAATGTCAATATTTAAATTGATTGTTATTTCTATTATATTCCTTGAAGAGTTTGTCAAGAGAACTTTAATTGGTGTATATTATATGTGGCAAAAATTTGATTACTGGAACTTTAATCGCAAATTACCTAAATGACTGAATTGAAAGACTGGTTAAACTCTATAAACCAGACAAAGAAAAATCTAATAGATGAAGATCCTTCATTAGAAAAAGATTATGCACCCTATATTGTAAATCGTATTTATTCTGGCCATTTGGATTCTATTATGTTTGCAAATGAGATGAACCAGTATCATTTTTTACCAAAGAAAATGCAATATGATTTTTTTCTAAATACACTCAGACCTAAGAAGAGATTCTCTCCTTGGTTACGTAAAGATAAAATCAAAGACCTTGAATTGGTAAAACGTTATTATGGATATAGTAACGAAAAGGCAAAACAAGCTCTGCGAATCCTAACAAACGAACAACTTAATTTTATAAGATCTAAATTTGAAACTGGAGGAAGACAATGAGTGTGGTTCAAGAGCCTGAAGTTAAGTGGGCACCCGACCAAATGGTAGAGGTAACCCTTAATGAACCAGATGATTTTTTAAAGGTTAGAGAAACCTTAACAAGAATTGGTGTAGCATCAAGAAAAGAAAAGAAGATATATCAATCATGTCATATACTCCATAAGCAGGGAAGATATTTTCTTGTTCATTTTAAGGAACTGTTTGCCCTTGATGGGAAACATGCTAACCTTACTACTAATGATGTTCAACGGAGGAATCGTATTGCTCAACTTCTTGCCGATTGGGGATTGGTTGGGGTTGTAGATGCAACTAAAATACAAGATATTGCACCCTTAAATCAGATCAAAGTGTTATCGTATCGTGATAAAGGTGACTGGATACTTGAGACAAAGTATAATATAGGTAGTAAGAAAAAAAAGGTTGAAGAAACTTAGTGTTATTTCCTAGAAAGTATGCTAGTTGTCCTTGGCCTGATTCCAGGTACAAGACCTACATGAACGGACGACTTAAAAAAATAGATATGGAATCTCGCCTTCTTAATATAAAGAAGGGGATTGATGATAAAGTGTGGTATCCTGAATGGGATGATAAGGAAAGGTGGGCAGCACAAAGAGCACTTAATAACGCATTAGATATTCTTGACGAATTTGATTATTGATTTATTGTTGTATATTATGGTATAATTGAATGAATAGAATTTGCAAACTATTAAAAAAATGGTTAAACTTATCTCACAATGAACCTTGGAAAAATCATGAGAACCCAAAATAAAGAAAATTATTATTATATGTTTTGGATTGTGGCAATGATTGCTTTTATAGCACCACAAGTATTAACAGCAGTTGCCTATCATAGAATTGCTGATTACTTAAATAATCAACCTGTAAAAGTTCAGGTAGTCAAATGAGATTCAAAGCATTAGTTTTTGTTAGATTAAGAGGATCTGTATCAGATGCTGCTGGTAATGCAGTGATGAATAACGTCAATAGAATTGCCCCTAAACTTACTCCTCATTTAT